GGGTTAGAAGAATCGTTTGTTCCGGCAGAACCTGTTCCAGCAATTCTTGTAAATTGTCCAGACGCGTCAGTATGTCTATATACGCTGTGTGTTTGAGAACAAGAAACAATTATATTAGAATCATTATCCATAGCTATATCCGTTGGGTTGGTAATTATATTAGATTGATTCATAATATTTAATGATGTTCCGGTGACAGAGCCGGGGTAAGATATTTTAAATATACCAGGAGTTCCATCTTTGGAAACATATAAATTATCTTGACTATCTGATAAAATATTTGTTATTTTGGAGTCTGATATTCCACATTGTTCTAAATAGTATCCTGGGTTGTAAGTTGATGTTACCGTCGTTTCAAATGTAAGAATACGTATAGAGTGGTCTGAATTATCCGTTACAATAACAGACTTATCGTCTGGTAAAAACATAAATCCTTTTACATTATTAATACTATTTACCAGATGTCCTGATCCAAACGGTTTCTGGTCAGGGCTCCCATCATGTGGAAGTATTTGAGTGAACTCGCCAGTAATAGCATCAACGATATACAGTTTTCTACCCCATTTTGGATGATATAATATTTTTGTACCTGCATTATTAACTTCAACATTTCCTTCCAAGATGCTTATATTCACATTTCCCAGATAGCTTACACTGTCATTTATTAAATCAATCTTTCTTAATTTGTTGAAGTCGCCAACATACAATACCTCATTAGTGGAATCTTTAAAGTATGATATGCCTCTAGGAAGTCTCCATGTAGATGTATCAATAGACGTTCCATTTGATGGTGCAAGAGAGTGACCGCCAGTTATAATATCCAAAACACCAGTAGCTATAGTTAATTTGACTATGTGACCAGTGCTTTGAACAGTCAAATATGCATATGTATCTGTGCTATCTACTACCATATCCGGTCCGTCACTACCCGAACCCCAACCAGGGATAGTTGAAGAGTTAATTATTAAGTTAGTTACTGAACCTGTGCCGTTATTACCATCAATATCTAATATAGCCATAGTATTATCCAGGTAATAAATTAATGCTTTATTGCTATTTTTATAACCAGCAATTACAATAGCTTGACTTGGTAAAGAAACTCCGGTAAGCTTACTAAGAGGTTTATTAGGCTGAGTTAAATCTATTTTACCCAATTCTGAACTGGCAAATCCAACTATAATAAGAGTTTTATCATAATTTATTCCTGGATTCCAAGGACCATTCACCTGGATATTACTATCTCCAATATCTCCTCCTATAAGATTTCCTAGATTTGGTCCACCACCCCAACCATTTGTAAATTGAGGAGGGTCATAAACTAGAGATTTTTCTAATTGATGTGTGTAATTTGGATCAAAAACCATTTTAGTTATTAAAAAGGGGGATGATTCTTGGGCTAAATATAAACAATTATTACCTTTAGAAATTGCTGAAATACCATTTATATAATTACCTCTTATATGATTTCCATTAGAATATGATGGGACTATTCCATTACTAAATATATAACCCGCGGGAATATTAACATCAAATAAACTTTCTACAACTGCTAAATTTTGCCCAGTATTACTTAATGAAACCGAGCATAGTATACCATCTGTTCTTGTTACATACAATTTATTATTATAAATAACTATTTTACTATGACCACTTTGTACTGAATTATGGGCATGTGTAACAGCAAAAGTGTTATTGATTGCTTCGGTATAGTTTTCGGTTCCTATATTATTTCTTGTTATTTTACAAATGTATGAATTATACCCACCATTATATGACACAGACCCAGTCTTTATGAAATAACTATTTCCTATACTATCATTAACTATATCTATCATGTTAAACCCAGTTGTTCCTGGATAAGTTCCCACATGATTCGTATCTAAACTTTCTAATAACGGCCATTTAAGATCTCCTTGAGATATTGTTGTAATTCTTTTAGAGCCGCTTCTAAGACCATCAAGTTGTTTAGCTTTATCCATATTATGCGTTAAATCACACCATATATTCATCCAATGGCTTAAATGACTATCTATTATTTGTCCACCTATTTCACAGTCAACTCTATGAATCACACTAAACGTATCATCAACTATTCCATTTGTCTTAATAAATATTTGTGATACTAAATCTCCCTGTCTTCCCAATGTCACCGCTATTTTACCACCCGCACTTATGTTTCCATTCCAATCTTGTTCTATAGATTCCAAAGAAAAATTACAGTGTCTTCTAAATACTGCTTTAAAAAAAGTAATTTGAGGATTACCTGTAAGATATAAATCTTGCGCCCCATATGCTACTAATTGTATTAAACCACCTCCCATATTATATGATATCACTATATTTTATTTATGAAAAATTATTTCTTTTAAATAAAATTAATTGGAATAAGCCAGACCGCCCATACCACTGGTTATTCTCAGAACATTATAATTAACGGCATACATATCTATAAAATATCTATAATTTCCATTAATTGTTGGTGTAGATATTGTATTTTGAATAATAGCATTATCTAATCTTGAAAAATTACAAGTCCCCGATGGTTGATGTTCTTCTGGTTCAAGTCCAAATGAATAAACATGGGCATTAGTTGCTTTAGGATACCATTTAGTTACAACAAGGTCTGAAGTAATATCATTGCTACCAACTCCTATACGCGTGTTACGTAATCCCGCGCCACTATGTCTCTGATATCTTTGTAATTGTGAGTAATATTTACCGTCTCTTTTTTCAGCTCTATCATCGCCATTCATTTGGATTAAAGATGAATTTACAATAATATTTTGATTTCCTCCTAAATTTTTAACAGAACAAGCTTTGGATGAACTATTGGCACTGTCAGTTACTTGGTCTACAGTCCATATTAATTCCTTAACAGGATGGTTAAATTGAAGTTCGGTAGTTGATATAATTTCTTGAGACTGATTGTTTATAACATCAGTAGAACCTAACAATAATCTATTTGAATGCTGAACCTGCTCAATTAAATATTCATGAGAAGTTTGGGCAAATCTTCGGCGCTCATCTGTATCTAAAAATATATATGTTCCCCAAGCAGAAACTCCGGTAACACCATGTAAAGATTGCGCCAATCTAATAATAATTTTAACTTCATGATACTGAAGAGCAATTAATGGTATCGCGAGTCCTGGATTTTTACAGAACCAGAATTGCAATGGGACATAGGCGGGAATTGCTGATGCCGTTACGCCACCTACTGTGACTGGTTTATAACCACCTATTACTCTCATAGTTCCATTACCATTACTTCCTCTATCACAAATAATAACATCATTAAATGATGTAAAACACATACCAAACGGATACACAAAACTTGAAGTAAGAGGATCGTCGGTATTAACAGCGGTTCTTGCTACTGGGCTACCATTTCCATCAAGCGTAGGTGCTTCTCCGGCAAAAACAGATAATTGGTCATTTGATAATTTAATGACTCTTCCAGTTGTTCGACATGATATATACATATCACCATTAGTGTTCTTGAAAATATTCTCACCATTTGAAATTAATGCTTCGGAACCGGCTATTAGTTGTGTAGGAGTATTCTCTCTGTCTGCTCCAGCATCTACTTTATACAATCCTGGCATATTAGCAAAGCATAAATAAATATTATCATTATCATCAATATTCATAGTTAATACTGCTTTGACAGTATTGTTTTTATCCTTTAAATTTCCTGCGTGTTGTTTTAGGTAATAATTTGGTGTAATTGTTGAAGATGAAGACAGGGTAATTTTATATAGTTTTTTACTACTATTTAACACATAGGCGAACTCCATAGTTTCAGTTCTGGCTGGGAAAGAGAGTGCTGGTATAGAAGTAAGTTGTGATAATAGAGTTCCAGGATTAGAAACACTAAATATCTTTGGATTTGTATTTCCAAGTATAACTGTATCACTATCGGCCATTATAGAAAGACCATATGTTCCACTAGGAACTCCACCGCTAACGTTTATAGTTTGTAAACTTCCTATCATATTTCCATTGGAATCAAGATTCGCTCGCTTTAATGCGTTTGAGGCATTAAGATGAACAAGAAGTAAAAATGTTCCATCAGGACTCATAGATATTGGATATCCATTAGCACCAACATTATTAACTAAAACAGCAATTGTATTATCTGATAAATCTAATCTTAATAGTTGCCCTGGATAAGTAACTATATATGCGTAGTTTAGAGTAGGATGTATTGCTATTCCTACAGGATTTGCACATGTTGATAATGTAGTAATAACATTTGTTGATAAATCGATTTTTTTTATTCTTCCACCATTAGTTGTTGGAGACCCCTCTGTTGTAATTAAAACATAAGAACCATCTGGACTTATTACTCCACCCATTGGGCTATGGATCTTGCTTGTTCCTGGTGCTCCATCTACATTCCCCGAACTATTGGGTATACCCGCAATTGTGCTAACTTGACTAGTATTTAAATCTATTTTTCTAACCGTATGATTTCTATCAGTTATAATTATAAACGGATCAGCAATATTAGGTCCCTCAAAAGCATTAATAGTCCATGGACTAGTTAATGATGAACTGGCCAAAGGACCATCACTACTTCCAGTAGCAAAAGAGTGAAATATGTTAGTAGTCGGTGTAGGTAAAAGAGTTAATATTTGTTCTGAAAAATGTTGGTCACTATTATCGTATCTTCTTACAATCCTTTTAAAATAATTGAGTGAAAATAGCATCATATTTTGATTAAAGCACATATCATTAATTCCGTAAGTTGTATAGCCAACTGTATCTACTCCTCCTGTTATAGAAGGAACGTTATCTTTCAAAATACCAGCATTTGCTGAAGTTACTCCTGAACCGCCACCCATCCAACTATTTTCCTGAGAAACATAATCACCATTTTGGTCGACATTAATTCGTGCTATATCACCATATCCATAATTTCTGTCCAATACAAAGACGCTATTACCTTGTATTTTTAATTTTCTTGGATCAGATATAGAACCACTGGTTATATTATTTGAAAAGTTATTGTCGACGGTATAATTATTTTGACTATTAATTGCCGATATTCTATAATTCGCTGGAGTTGCTCTGGCAAAATATAATTTACCAGAACTATGCAGAACAATATCTGTAGAACCACCACTTTCTGTTCCTGGATAATTTATAACTTGATCGACATTTATATTATTTAACTCTGATGGAGCAGGCTGATTTTGATCTATAATATTTACAGTTGATACAGATTTGAAGCCAACTCTTAAATCATTTAATAATTTTGTTTTATCTATGTTATGAGTTAAATCACACCAAACATTCATCCAACGATTATATTGACGGTCTATAAGTTGTCCACCTATTTCGCAATCTATATAGTCAAAAAATGAAAATGAATCTGATGTAGACCCTTCCGTTTTTAAAACTAAGTCACTCAATAGATCACCGTCTCTTGATATTTTAAAACTTATTCTCGAATCTGGATTAAAGTTTCCATCTAGTGTTTGTTCTATTGTTTGCAGAGCAAAATTAGTATATCTTCTGAATACAGCTTGAAAAAAAGTTATTTGCGGGTTACCTGTTAAAGATACATCTTGTGCACCATAGGCTACTAATTGTAATAATCCACCACCCATAAGTATATAATATATTTAGATTATATAATTATTAATTAAATTTCCTATATAATTAATATTCTTAAAAAACTGGTATTCACATTCTCATTTCTCCAAAAGCACCTGTAAGTTCATCTACCTCACGTTGTTCTTCTTGTTCGAAAGCTTCTTGAAGTTCAGCTTCTGTATACCCTTCATACGCATCGTGAGCTTCAAATTCTCGGGGGTTAGGTAGTTGATAATTCATAACAGAAGTGATTAACCCACGTGATATACGCCCCCAACTTTGCGAAGCTGTGTCTCTATTTATTTCTAAAAAATTTATGCGATTGAGGCGTTGTCGTGTATCTGGTCTTGCTTCAGTTAAGGTTGCTTCAGTTAAAGTCCAAAAAGCTTCTAACATTCCTATTATAATATCATTATGATTATGAAACACTCTGGTTTCACCGTCATCAATTGCGTGTTGCCTTGAATCTAAAAATCGTAATTCTATAATACGAATAAAGTCACTAATTTCTCCATTACTTGGTTCACCGCGCATATCTCTTATAAATTCATTAAGACTCAATGATACAAAACGATTTCTATTCCAATAACCAAACTGACGATATCTTATATTAGGATTTCTCCAAAATGCTGCGTAGTTTTGAACCTCACGATTCCTTCCGTTATATTCTACCTTTAATTTATTTAAAACTCTTATTTCAGCACTAGAACGTTGTCTTGTTCCACCTTGTCCTCCAGCAATAAAACTACGACTACGATTATCCCAAGTTACTCTTCCACCTGATTGATTATTAATGTAATTGTTTAAAATTTCCTTACCCGTTTTACTATTAACATTTACTTTTTTATTAGTTTTAGGATTAACTATTTGTGAAAACATTATATAATATAATTACAAAAAAAATGTAATTACATGAAAAGATATTAATTTAGTTAGAGTATGCAAGACCACCCATACCACTCATGATACGGAGAACATTGTAGTTAACAGCATAAACACTAACAAAATAATTGTAGGTTCCATTGACATTAGGGGTTTTAAATTTATTTTGAAGGATTGCGTTATCAATTCTGGAAAAATTACATGTGCTACTTGGTTGATGTTCTTCGGGATTAAGAGCAAAAGAATATGAATGAATATTAGCTACAGTAGGATACCATTTAGAAGTTACAGTATCGGAAGATACATCATTACTGCCTACACCTAAACGGGTAGTATTAATACCAGCACTACTATGATTTTGATATCTTTGCACCTTAGTGAAATATTTACCATCTCTTTCCATGAATCGGTCAGAACCATTCATTTGTAATAATGATGAATCTACTGCGATTGATTGGGTTCCTCCTTGATTAGTTTTTGAACATGCTTGTGTTCTTCCAGTAGCATCATTATTTTCTTGATTTACAGTCCAGTATAATTCTTTTACTGGATGATTAAAACGAAGTTCTGTTATGGATGAAATCTCCGAACGTTGATTATTAGTAACAGTCGATGAGTCAATTTGTATTTTATTAGAAAATTGAACCTGTTCTATTAAGTATTCATGAGATATCTGGGCGAATCTACGACGTTCGTCAGTGTCAAGGAATATATAATCAGCCCAAGCTTCTACATCAGTAACTCCATTTAGAGTATCAGCAAACTGAACTATAATTTTAACTTCATGGTATTGTAAAGCGATTAGAGGGAGAGCAAGTCCGGGGTTTTGACAAAACCAAAACTGTAATGGCATATATGAAGGTATATTTTTTGTAGATGTTACATATGTTGTAAAAGGTTTATATCCTCCCATTACTCGTAACCCTCCGTTCTGATCACATATCATTAAATCATTGTAGGTAGATATACCTAATCCAGCAGGTTCCGAAAAACTTGCTTGAAGTGGGTCAGAATTATTTGTTGTAGCATCAGTCCCATCTCCTGCTACATGGGTAGTTTCTCCATCTGTATATTTATATATTTTTCTGCTTGTTAAACATGTAATATATATTGACCCATCTGGATGAACTGTTATACCATTACCCTGTAGAATTTTAGTTTCTGTGCCACTAATTAATTCAGTAGGAGTATCTTCCCTATCAGCTCCAGCAGCTACTTTGTATAGTCCAGCGACTCCTTCAAAACATATATAAATATTATCCGAACTATCAAGTGCCATAGTTCTTACTGTTTGAAGATTACCATTCGCATCTTTTAAAGCAGATGTATGTTGTTTAAGATAATAAGGAGGGGTTAAATAATTGATTATTGTTTTAGGAATTTTAAATAATCCCCTGCGACCCACCGACGAGGTATATTGAATATCACCAAACGCATAAAAACAATCATTTTTATAATAGATATCGGTATATCTTACCGATCCTAAACCATCAAATCTAACCGAATAATAAACGTCTGCTGAACCATTTTGATTTCCATGATTTTGTATAGGATGTATTCTAATTCGCGCGTCTTGACTTTGATACCCTTGACCTGGATATAAGGCATTTACGTTCCAATTGCCGCCAGTTTCATAAGAATATAAAACATTATTAGGTTCATCAAGCATAATCTTATTTACTTGCCAATTACTTGTTCCTACTCCACCAGTAATAGAGCCACTTAATACACCGTCATTATCAGAAGGGTCGGCATTAATTTTTGCGGTTTCAAAAAATCTATAAACTCCCTGGTTAGTTTCATTTGAATTAGCCACATAAACATTTGAACCAGAAGAGTTAAAAGTTATATGACCACTGTTGTTAGCAGTCATGATACTTGTTGTGCTATGAGCATTTGTTCCGTCTCCAAACCAAAGTGACTGTGTATTATTTATTAAATCATATTTTATAATTGTGTGATTTTTTTTTAACATTAATATATATTGTTCAGTTGGGTGATGAGCTATACTTGTGAAAGCGGGGGAATTTGGTGCCATATCAGTTGCTATACTAATGTTTATTGTAGTAACATTAAATTGAGAATTAGAAAGATCTATTTTCCGTAATGCATGACTATTAGGTGGCTGGCCATTCGAGTTACCAACACCTCCGGCATCAACAAAGTAGAGTGTATTATTATCAGGAGATACAGTTAATCCTGTAATATATCGTAACACACTTGTTCCCAAAGGGCCATCTAAAGGAATTCCATTACCAGATTGAATATTTCCTACAATTGTTTCAACATTATAATTGTATCCATCTCTTAAGTCCATTCGTCTAATTAGTCCTGAAGACATAGGAGCCCAATAAGCAAAATTCCCATCATTGCTCTTAGTTAGAAACTGCGAAGTAGAATAGCCGCCATTTACATTAGCAACTGAAGAATCACCATCTGTAATATGATAATTCCAATTTGAATTAAGTGGAGTATTATCAAAAACAGTTTGAATATCAGAGGGAGAAGTTAGGTTGTTAATCGGATGTTGATAATGACCGTCATGATTATCATAAAATCTTCTTAATGGTTCTGGAGCATTTCTTGCGATTAGAATAATATCATCATTGGCTTTAATATCATTTACAAAACCAAGTTTAAAGCCAATTGTATCTACACCATTAGTTAAAGATGGATAAATATTTTGTATTTCTGAAAATTGTGCCTGACCCATATTCCAATCTGTTGTCATTCTTGTTGATATAAAATCAAATTCTCCTACACTCGTAAGTGTTATTTTTGTAACAAAATAGCTGCCTTTTTGAATATTGTAAATACGATTTCCCCTTATAGCAAGTTTATCACTTGTTGATAAGGTTGTTGATGAACTTATTTCACTTACAGATCCATCGACAGCAATTTTTACTAATTTTTGTTGACTTCCTGAATTCTTTTTCGTAAAATACATCTGACCAGATGAGTGTCTAACTATTTCTATAGGATGTGAATTATCAGTAAATTGAGATTGTGCTCCTCCAGGATATGTAATTATCTCATTAAGCTGTAAACTATTCATTTCAGCAGGAGTAGGTTGATTTTGGTCTATTACTAAAGGAACAGTTACAATTTCGAGACCCCGTCTTAATTCATTTAGTAATTTTGTTTTATCACTATTTTGTGATAAATCACACCATATATTAATCCAATCAATATATTGTTTATCAATAACTTGTCCACCGATTTCACATTCTACATATTCTATAGAAGAGAAAGCGTCATTGGTCCCACCTGTCATTTTTAATATTATATCAGATACAAGGTCACCTTGCCTACTTAAATTAAAACTAACTTTATTGTAAGGACCTATAGTTCCATTAATACTTTGTGCTATAGATTCTATGGCAAAGTTTGTATGTCTTCTGAAAACTGCTTTAAAAAAGGTTATCTGTGGATTACCTGTCAAATATATATCTTGTGCACCATAGGCAACTAATTGTAATAATCCGCCGCCCATTTATATATATAACATGACAATTTAAAATGAATTTATACTATTAAAATAATTCTTAATAAAATAAAATATTGAATTTAGTTAGAGTATGCAAGACCACCCATACCACTCATGATACGGAGAACATTGTAGTTAACTGCGTATACGCGAAGGTGTCCGGTAGCGCTTCCGTGTTCAAGATTGAGAACGGCGTTATCAATTCTTGAGAAGTTACAGGTGCCACTTGGTTGGTGTTCTTCAGGTTTGAGTGCGAAGGAGTATACGTGGGGAACACTGGCGTCAGGACGGGCAGCAGTTCCACCGGCAGCAGCAACTGCTGCTCTACGTTCGGTATCACTGGCACCTTCGTGGTATTGGTATCTTTGGACTTTGGTGAAGTATTTACCTTCTCTACGTTTGAAGCGGTCGTGTCCGTTAAGTTGTAAAAGAGCAGTGTTGACTGTGATATCAGAATCAGATGCTTTAGCGGCAGAATTAGCATCGCCATCGTGATCAACGGCGGCAGAGTTGTCATGAACAGTCCATACAAGTTCTTTTACAGGGTGGTTGAAGCGGAGTTCGTGTTGAGTGCTTGTGCCACTTACGGAAAGAGCGTTGGAAAATTGAACTTGTTCAATGAGGTATTCGTGTGATACTTGAGCAAAGCGTCTACGTTCATCAGTATCAAGGAATATATAATCGCACCAGACAGAAACATTACTGCCGGCACCAAGTTGATCGGCACCAGATGAGAATGTTACGTTAAGTTTGACTTCGTGGTATTGAAGTGCGATAAGTGGTAAAGCAAGGCCTGGGTTTCTGCAGAACCAGAATTGAAGTGGGACAAATGATAATTCACCAGTAGCAAATACACCATTAGCACTATCGTCTAAGAGTTTAAGTTTGTCACCACCGTGTGAAAGGTCAGTCCAGACTTGCATCCAGTGACCATATTGTTTGTCGATGACTTGACCACCAATTTCTACTTCTACGTTATCAATTAATGCCCAGTGTTCGCCTACTGCGGAGTTGATATCGGCACTTCCTTTAGTTACAAGGAATACACTTGAAAGTAAATCACCATTTCTGGATACAGTGACTGAGATTTTAGAACCGGCAGCGGCGGAACCGTTGAAAGTTTGTTCGATAGATTCTACTGCGAAGTTAGTATGTCTACGGTATACTACTTTGAAGAATGTGATTTGTGGATTACCTGTAAGGTATATGTCTTGTGCGCCATAGGCTACGAGTTGCATTAAACCGCCTCCCATATTATATTATATATATACCGTATATTTTTTTTTTAAAAATAAAGCTATTTTTAATAAAAATAAAAAATAAAGATTTAATTAGAGTATGCGAGACCACCCATACCACTCATGATACGGAGAACATTGTAGTTAACGGCGTATACACGGAGTTTGCCTGCTGCTGTGTTAGCGTGGGCCATGTTAAGAACGGCGTTATCAATTCTGGAGAAATTGCAAGTGCCACTTGGTTGGTGTTCTTCGGGTTTGAGGGCGAAGGAGTATACGTGGGGGACACTTTTGTTGGCACCATCAGCTTGGTCATCAGCGCCGCTGTGGTATTGGTATCTTTGGACTTTAGTGAAGTATTTACCTTCTCTGCGTTTGAAGCGATCGTGGCCGTTAAGTTGAAGGAGAGCATCGTTGACGGTGATGTCAGTGGTTCCGTTGTTAACAGTCCATACAAGTTCTTTTACAGGGTGGTTGAAACGGAGTTCGTGTTGAGTGCTGGTGCCACTGACTGAAAGTTCGTTGGAGAATTGGACTTGTTCGATGAGGTATTCGTGAGATACTTGGGCAAAGCGTCTGCGCTCATCGGTGTCAAGGAATACGTAATCGCACCATACAGAGACTGAGTCGGCGGCGTTAAGAGTAGCGAAGGTTACGTTAAGTTTGACTTCGTGGTATTGGAGAGCGATGAGTGGTAAAGCGAGGCCAGGGTTTCTGCAGAACCAGAATTGAAGTGGCATGTAGCTTACATCTTCGCCGCCAACGTGTGGGGTGTTTGAAGTATCAGCGGCAAGGCAGTCGGTTAAGAGTGATGATTTATCACCGCCGAGGGAAAGGTCAGTCCAGACTTGCATCCAGTGACCGTATTGTTTGTCGATGACTTGGCCACCGATTTCGACTTCGACGTTGTCAACAGTTGCCCAGGCACCTGCGGCATCGACGTCAGCACCGCGTTTGTTGGAGAGCCATACGGCTGAAAGTAAATCACCATTTCTTGATACGGTGACTGAGATTTTTGATCCTGAAGCGGCAGAGCCGTTGTAAGTTTGTTCAATTGATTCTACAGCAAAGTTAGTATGTCTGCGGTATACTACTTTGAAGAAGGTAATCTGAGGATTACCAGTAAGATATATGTCTTGTGCGCCATAGGCTACGAGTTGCATTAATCCACCTCCCATTTATTATATATTATATGTAAATATTTTATTTTCAACAAAACGAATTAATTCTTTAATTAATTAATAATAAATTAAAAAGTTATAGGAGTTATATTTAGTTATATAATATATTGAAATTACCATCATTTATCCTAATAATATTATATTTAACCAGGTATAAGTTGACCTGTCTATTGCTAATAACACTTTCTTTAATATCAAATTCAAATGCGACATCATTGAATTTTTCAGTAGTCATAAATCCTGATAATTTTTTTTCTAATGGATTAATTGAAAAAGAGTAATTATAAACTGGATTTATTTTAGTCTCATCAATTTTATTATTAGAGTCTAAAATGAGTGATGCGGAAGAATTAAATTTCATATATCTGTTAACTTCATTATAAAAACTTCCTGGTGCGTTAGATATTAATGGGTTGCCGTTAAAAGTTAAAGTAGCATTATTTAAATGGTTTAAATAGTTATGATCGGAATCATTTGTGCTAATATCTTTAATATTCCACATAAAATACTTAACAAAATGTGTTTTAGCTACTGATAATTTTTTTTTAGTTTGCCCACCCCCAATATTAAATTTATCAAGATGCTCGGGAGTCTCTATTAAATATTCTAATGGTTTATTTCCAAATTGTTCTTTTTCTTCTTGTGTTAATTGAGAAAAACTTGTTAATATTTCTATATCTGCTATTTCTCTGTTAGTATTATTATAATTTTTGATTGATACATTGATACCTATATTTGGATTATGAATAGCCCATAACGGGAAAGAAGAACCAGCATTTTTATGGAACCATAAAGGAATCGGTATAGTCAAATATGCTTCTTCTAAAGAACCAGATGAACTTTCAGTAATTCTATCATATGAAAACATATCCACAAGATTTTGTTTCTCACTTTCAGTGTAATTTAATTCAAAATATGAAAATATATAATCTGAAACCATTTTACTTATAATTTTATCATTACACATAAAATCTATACTATCTAATATACCAAATAAAGTTTCTTTTATTCCAAAACTTTCATTTTTCCATCCTGAATTACATTTTACTTTAATTCTTAGATATATATCGTTTATAAGGTCTCCGTTATTTTCAATTCTGAAATAATGTTTTGAACCAGGTGGTGCGAAATTAGCACTGTTTTTATAATTAGAGTTAATTATGTTCCAATCTTTTCCAAATAGAGTATGTCTTTTATGTTTAGTTTTAAATAATGTAGATTTAGCTCCAATAGTTAAATATTTATCTTGGTCACCTACTGCTTGTAAAATAATTCTCGAGTTCGACATTTTATTATAAATAGATATTTTTTAATTATAATAAAATCTTAATCTTAATCTTTATGCACTAAATAACAATGAACCCATTCCACTCATTATTCTAAATATATTGTAATTTACAGCATATATTGTAAGTTTTTTACTGCCTAATCTGAAGAATGAATCATTAAGTTCATTGACCATAATACTGTCCGTATCTAATACCCCATTTTCTTTAATATTAACCATAAATTGTTTTCCTCCATTAACAGATTGTGATATGTTATTAGACTTTATATCTACAACAAAAGGATTAACTTTTAAATAGTCTTCAGATGTATCATAATCAGGGTGTCTTTTTAGAATAGAAGGATTGGCACCAACGGGTGCGGTATATTGATATATACCATTTTCAGAAGCATTAGTTTGATTTTTTATAAGAACTATATCTCCCTCTGTAGGAGATATATTATCAATTGAATCAGTTCCTGTAAACTGTTTATTGACATTATCATATCCACCAAAATCATTATTAGCTCCCCCAGATGCTATATTAACTAAAATTTTAGAATAAGCTCTGCGATGTAATCTATATTTTAATTGTGCCATTTCTAAATTAGAAAAATTAAGTGTTCCGGATGGTTGATACTCTTCAGGAGATAATCCAAATGAATAAGAGTAAATACCTGTTCCACCAGTGTAATCAATATCATTGTCATTGGGTCTTTCTATAGAATCATTATTATTCTTAATAGATTTCATTCTTACACCAGAGTGGTATTGATAATGCTGAACGTTACGATAGAATGAAGCTGGTAATTCCTCGCTCATATCTTTACCATTTAGAACAAGATTAGCACCTATTAATTGATCTTTTCCAGAATTAAAACTATTCCAATAGTTATATTCAAAAATGCCTTTTGCTTGATAATCTTTAAGATAGTCGTCTTTTTTTATAACAAGACTATTTGTGTCTTGAAAAGACCATACTAGTTCTTTTACTGGATGGTTAAATCTTAAATCGGTTTTGTGAACCATTTTTTCAAAACTTTCATCAGTTGAATTACTATATAAATTCACGGGATTATTAAGACTGGTTTGGACTTGTGTTACAAGATATTCATGACTGTTTGACATAAATAAACGACGTTCTTCCTTGTCTAAATGAATATATTCACAAAGTAACTGAACTTGGGATATATTGAAAGTTGTATCGTTTACTGTAACTGTTGTCCCACCGCTCTTATATTCAGAATATGTGTTAGCAACCGCTTTATCAGAAAATTTTATATCTAATTTTACATCATTGTATTGAAGAGCTATTAGTGGTAATGCCGAACCAATATTATTATTAAACCAAAATCTAAGTGGAATATGTAATAGTTTACTATTTTCATTATGATGTATGCTTATCATTTCTGATAAAGCTAATTGTTTTTCAGATGTAGCATTTAATTCATGCCATATTCTCAACCATGAACCATAATGCCTATCAACTCTTTGTCCGCCAATAAATAAATCAATATATTCTATTAATGAATATGCGATAGGAACAACATTTTTAAGTTTATCCGAACCTGTGACGTTAATAGCAAGATAAGCTCTGTGGAGTAAATCTCCATTTTTAGGAACTTCTAAATATAATTTTTTTCCTAAAGAATTATTTGTGTCACCGATTAAATTTACATATTGATAATCG